ATTAGAGACGAGTGGATCGTCATGATGAACAATAAAGAAAAAGCGTCTTATAAACCTGTAACTGATACAGGGGAAGAGAAACGTACATTTAAAGTAAACTATAAAGGTATGAGTTGGAATCAATAAAGATATGAGAGAAAAAACATTTTGGAAGTTTCTATTTGAAAAATCTGGTATGATGCTAGGCTTGCCGAGAATAACTATTCTCATCGGGATATTCTGCAAAGATATAACCGATCCGATTAGCAATATTATTGGTTTATCTATAGTTACATATTTACTGTATCGGCATTATAAGTCTAAATATCCTATTAAAACAGTGTAGTCTAATTTGAGGCTATATTGACAAGTCCGGTGCGGTGGATAATAGTACATTTTGATACAGTTCATCCCATTTGTCTACATGCTTGGCAATTGCATAGTTCCTACTCACATCTTGATATGCTCGCTTGCCTATATAGTTTCTCGTAAGTCTATTATCAATAAGCAAGTCAATTGCCTCTTTCCACTCTTCTTTCGTTATCGCAAGTATCCCATTTTCCCCACTTTTAATAACACCAGAATAGGCGACGGGTGAGAAGACACCAGGTATTCGACAAATCCCATACTCAAGATATTTTAAGAAAGACTTAGCACGATTGAAGTGATTATCAACTAGTGGGGCTACGGCAATATCTGCCATAAACGTATGCGCAAGCAGCGGATACTTATAGAAATCAGGCATACTTGGTATCTGTTCGTACTTCATAGGGTCAATACCTTTTAATAAAGGTGCGTAATTATCACCACAATAGACAAAGCGCACATTTTTCCGCTCTTCAAGTACTTGTCGTATGACGGGCATTATCATTTTTACATCTTCTTGATGCGTCATTGACCCACTATACAAAAGGCGTATCTTGCCTGTCTCATTTGGTATAATGGGTAAGTCCCACGCTTCCATATCAAGATAATTTGGTAAGACATGAATATTCTTGCTATACGGAGTAAACTCTTCTTTGAGTGTTTCTGTCGTCACAGTTACTAAGTCCGAAATAGTCGCCAGTTGTTTAAACCAGTCAGCACCAAAAGCTCTCACATGATGTTTATAGAATGGGTTGTTCTTATTCTCTTCCATCGTATCATCAAAATCAGTAATAATCTTTTTTCCTCGTTCCATCTTATATGCCCATGCGGTTGCGATTGCTTTCGGGTCGACGGTGTGCTGCATAAAGATAATGTCAGCCCAAAGCAGTTGCTCATCAGTTAATGCCATAGGCGAAATAAGACACTCATATTTCCCTGTACGATTCAGGTACTTAAATATCTGTTCGGCTCTGTATATACGGCTCCCCGATGGCCCTAGCCATGCGATAATCTTAATTTTCTTCATTTCGCTTCCTCTTTAAGTATTTCCTCTTCGTCTTGTAATATCTTCTCAAGCATTCTATCTAGCTTCTCGTTTGCATCTCTGCCTTGAATATCTTGTCCCACCATAATGATTGAGAGTAAGACTAATTGTAAAAAGGTTTGTGCTACCCACGGGACAAAGGTTGGAATACCACCTTGCAACGCATTTGGTAGCATTAAAAGCGCAATGATAGCGAAAAGGTATGCGCAATACATCGAACTTACAAAGCGTGTAATGGTTAATGCTATTTTCTCGTTAATCTTCTTCATTTCATTACCTCCGATATAAACTTCCATGTATATGAACGAGGAATTCTTGATAAATTTAATATACTTTCTGGCAACGCATTCTTAGAAGGTAAGCTAATATGTCCATGACCATAAATAATTTCTTGCCCAAAAGGAAACGATTCATCTATTGACCAGTTATAGACATAGTTTCTCTTTGCCTTTAAACAAAGTGGTTGGTTACGATCTATTGCCAAAAACCAGCCGTTATCATTCAGACAATCTATTGCCTCTTGTGATATGAGCCAATATGGTGCTTTAAATCCCTTCACATAGGGTAACTTTTGTTTCTTGAAATACTCTTTATATGCCTTGAGTACCAGCTCCATATCTTTATAGCTTGTCTTTGCAAACTCGGCGGGAATATGCATCATGCCATGTGGTATCAACTCAATCCAACCATCTTTGACCGCTTGTCGAATAAGCTTTAACGATTCCTCTTGTACTTCTACAGGAACATTGCCGTACTGATAATCGACGGGGATATAAAACATTGACACCTTCATATCAGGATATAACTCATGTAACTTATTCAGATAGAATAGGTTATGATTTGCGGCTGAGAAATCATCAAAATCGAGTACAATTGTTTTCATTTTTTGATTCGTAATAATATCCTACTTAGTTCTGCTACGGTTGACTCGTGATAGTATTCAACTCTCTTAGTACACTTAGTACAGACTGATCCGATGAGATGAGCAAATATCACATGCAGTAATTCATGTATTATTGTCTCGTCATCCATTGTATGTAACTCTTTTGGGTTAAAAGAAATACTAGCCATCTTATATTCAGGTTCTGATTCAGTTCTCGCTGCTGTAACAAAATTACTTGTTTCCCTATTAGACTTCTTTTTCAAATCAAAGAATATCTTTATATCCCAGTTCTGTAATCCGAATAGGTCTTGGTAATATCGTACTCGTTTTTCAATCTGTGTCTTTGTCATTTTATTGCAATAAGTGGCTTTCTACTCCAGACATAGAAAAGAGGAAATTGCACAGGATAGCCAGTCTGTCTATCGACTCTTGTATACGAGAATATGTATTGTTGCATAACTTCTCTATCCGTTTCCAGCAAAAACTTATTTAAGTCCTCAATCGTATCGAATTTATCCATTTTATTTCCCTGCATAAAACTCCTTTATTGTCATAATCATATAATCAAGATCCGCTTTTGTTAATCCTGGGTGGCAACCGATATAAAAGCCCTGCTTATTTATCATCTGCGCTACTGGATAGTCATTTTCATTAAACATATCTTTATACACTGGTTGATTTGTTAATGGGAGTAAATAGCGTGTCTCTATATTGTGTTCTTCTAAGTACTGACATAATTCGTCTCGTTCTTTTGCTAGTAGTGGATAGAACATATAGACATGATCGGTATACATTCTTTTTTTAGGTAGCTGTAATTGAGACACGCTTTGTAATCCTTCTGATAGATATGCTGCGTTTGATTGACGAGCCTGAATAGCCTCTTCATATACCTCAATTTGTGCAAGCCCAATTGCTGCCTCAAATTCAGTTGCTCGATATGAGTATCCAACCTGTTCAAATTGAAAACGCTTCTTGACGATCTGCTCTAACTCCGCAGGTGTTTTGTCTGTATCATCATCCATTGCAATGTAGATATTATTCCTCCCATGATTAAAAAGAGATTTACAAAGCGTTGCTAGATTTTTATCTTGTGTTGTAATAAATCCGCCAACACCGGTACTTAAGATATGTGCGACATAGGTAGAGAAGCAATTAATATCACCATATGAGCCAACCGGTTTATTGTAACTACGGGCAAACATTGTTTCACAACTATCTTCTATTACCTGTAAGTTATGCTTTTTTGCCAGTGCCATGATTGCCGGCATATCACACGGTAATCCTCCGATATGGACAGGCATAATAACACGAGTACGAGGGGTAATTGCTTGTTCTATCTTAGCAACGTCTATCTCATAAAAGGTTGGGTCGACATCAACTAAGACAGGCTTCATATTGTTTTGTAGAACGATATTAACTGTTGCCACGAACGTGAGAGCTGGAATAATAACTTCATCACCGTCTTGGTAGCCATATGTTATTTTTAATGCGTGTAACGCAACTTGAAGAGCACTTGTCCCACTATTACAAAAGAGTGCATAGGAAACATCATGGGCATCGGCAAACGCCTTTTCAAATGCACGTGTATATTTGCCATAAGATAAACGTCCTGTATCGAGAATATCATTGATATACTCCCTATCTTTACTCCGTATCTGGATTGAGCCGACGCCTAATTGCTGCGACATACGCATTCCTTTCTGCATAATGATTTGGTCTACGGGCATATGCAACCCCGTGTTCTGGCAATTCTTCCCAACCACTTGTCTTTGTTGTTGGAATCAATGCACATTTATTTGCCAGTGAAAGCGTCAGATCGTCATGGATCGGATTTGATGGGTATTGTGTAGAGAGAAGTAAGGCTTTTGCAAAAGCCTCAGGCTTTCCAAAGTAAAAACGGATAAGATAATCAGCAGGTGTAAAGTCAGTGACAGTGTGAGAGGGGGTCCCACCCGTATATGGCATTTCACCTGCTGCGAAGTCTCCACCCTCATATCCAAAGACATCAATCTCAGGGTGGCGCGTTGCGATCCCTTGTAATGCTGTCAGGCTTCCTGGCAATAGTTGTAGATCATCACAGAGAAGCGCGATATAGTCAGTGTCCATGGTTGCTGCGATACCATGCCACCAATTGATAGGCATATTTTGCATAGAATAAATGACAGGCGATTCAAGATAGATTAAACCTTCACCATCACCATAATCTAAAAGAAATGTGATGTCCTCACCTTTTATCCCATTACGCAAAAGACTTGCTCGCATGAGTGCAAGATTCGTCAGTCGTTCTGGATAATGAGATTGTATTAATACTTTCATTTCATTTCTTTCATTAAGCGTTCATTTATACCGTCTGCTGTGTGTGTTCGTTCATAGACACGATGTTTAAAGTATTCTGGATATTCTTTTTTCTGTCCAAGCGTTCCTTTTTGGTGGGCGACACGCATATCCTCAACATAGGCAACTAAGTATCCTTTCTTTTGTATTTCACGTGAAAAGACTAAGTCTTGCATCCCATGAAGAAAATCCTTTTCATCCCATCGAAAGTCTTTATATGCTGATTTGTGTGCCATGACAAACAGTCCACCTATGTGGGGTGTCACACCAACTAGGTGGCTACGTAACTGTCTATATGCCAGTCGGGGAGAGCCGCCTATGTTTTCTTCTAAGCCTTCAACATATGGTGAGAGGATAATCTGCCAGTGCGCTTCAAAAATTCGGAGTAACTTTAATAACCAGTCGTTTGTGAGTAGCTCTGCGTCATTATCTATTTTAAGAACAAAATCGTATTTGTCCCCAATCTGATTGAGTGCTAAGTTAGAGCCTTTACTTATCCCGATATTCTCTTTCAACTGTGTCAAGTGAATCGTCTTATCCTTTAATGATGTGAGCCATGAAACTGTCTCATCTGTTGAACCTTGATCTATCACGTACCAGTCAAATGGATAGCCCGATTTCCTAAGACTCTCGTACATCACCTTTGTGTATTCTAAGCGGTTCATGGTCAATGTGAAGATAGCGACTTTCGGTAATGGCTTTTCACCTAAATATGGTAATACTATCTCTAGCTCGTACCCGTCCCATTCAGGAGTGAATACCTTGGTTGGTTCTGTATCTCCGAACGGTCGTTGTCCTACCTTATCTTTCACTTGTAATGACTTCATCTGTTTATGGATATGATAAAGCGTAATAAGTTTTGGAATATGTAAGAATTTAAGTCCAGCCTTTGTCATTCTGATCCAAAGATTCCAGTCTACGTACTTTCTATATCTCTCGTCCCAACCACCAACTAAGAAGAGTGCTTCACGCTTAATGAGTACATCTGAGGTGTCTATATAGTTTCTTTCAAACAGTAGCCCTGCATCGAAGTTTGAGGCAATACCCACTTGTGGTGTAAAGTCTTTCTCATCATCTGAAACAATGAGGCGATCACCATAGAGTACATCAATATCAGGGTTTTGCTCTGCTGCCTTGGCAAGTATTGCTAAATGCTCTGGCTTATATTCATTATCATCGTCCAAGAAGGCTATATAGTCACCAGTCGATTTTAGTATTCCTGTATTCTTTGGCTTTGTATCGTTACCAAAATGGTCTATATAAAAATGTTGTATTTGTGCAGCATATCGTTGAAAATAAACAGGTTCACCTTCTTTTTTTCCGTCATGCACCACAATAAGCTCCCAGTCTTTATACGTCTGGTTTATCACTGACTCAATAGCTCGCTTGAGTTTCTCAGGTCTGTTATATGTCGACATTATTATTGATATTTTCATAATTCAACGCGCGCTACACTATACAGCAGTATAACGCGCGGTCAATTATCATCTATCGTTGCGATAATATCTGTAAAGTGTAAGAGTAGATACTTATTTCCTTTTATCTCTATATTCATACCAGCATACTTACGAAATAGCACTAATTGTCCTGCTAATACTTCTGTACTAATAAACGTGCCACTCTCTGCAACGTAGCCTTTGCCAACCTCTAACACTCGTGCAGTGTTTGGCTCTTCTTCCGCTTTATCGGGTAAGACAATTCCAGAGGCAGTTCGTTTCTCTATCTTTTCTAATGTGGATAACATATACCCACCAATAGGATGGACTGAGGTTTGATACATACCGCCTTCTTTTATTTCATTCATTGCTTGAAGATATGGGTTTGGGGCTTCCTTCGCTTCCATATCGCGTTTACGCATTTCGGGGACGTTTTGTTGCCATTCTTTCTTACGGTCTTTTTCCCAGTCACGGGCCTTTTTGGAGAAGTTCGTTTCTTTCTCTCGCTCGGAGAGCATCACATCTAATGCTTTTTTCTCACCAATACCGTCCATTTTAGACGGGTCTGGATTTACTTTTTCATAGGCTTCTTGCCAAACTTGCTTCTTCATATAGCTGTATTATATTGAAAGTTGTTCTCGTACAACTTCCAAAACGCTGTATATCACACCAAATTAATTTGATGCTGAATTGATTAATGAAACTGCGAATGCACTGTTAAGAACAGATGCACCGAAGAAACATTTCCAACCTGCTGTCGCTACTTTGTTAGTAGGATCAGCGACTCCGCCACTTCCAAAATCCTTGACGAATGTTTGTAAGTTTTGGAGTGTGGTTACGCCGAAGTAATCAGAACCTGTAATTAAGGTTGCAAAACCTGAATTAACAAACCCTGTACCTGCAACTGAACCTGCATATCGAGCATTGGATGATTCTATGAAACGTACTCCATAGAGTTTACCAATTTCACCTGAAAAGATATTATCTGATCCTGCATATCGGTTAGCATCAATCCATGCACCCGTAGATGCATCACCCAATAAGTCGTATTTACTATATGGATGAATAACAGATACCCAGTATCCATTATTGACTTGCGATTCAGTAGAGTTCTGCGCACCTCCAACTCGGAAAGCGTTATTGCCTTCCAATGTTCTTTCTGCTTTTCGAAGCTCTGCAATACTAAGTACTGCTGTTGCTGGGATAGCTGAATAAACACCTGTGGTTGCCGTGATACCTGCGTATTGAGGTGTACCTGACATAACAACACTATCTCGAACGACTGTGTCGATTGAGATTCCGGCATTGTATGCAAGTCTTTGCATTGCTGCTTTCATAATATCTCCGAATGATTGTAAAACCATCAGATCTGAAATGGAAACTGCTGCATCGTACTGTGCACCTGTTCCGGTAATGTTGGTAGCTGATAAGGCAACGGCTGTAGTTGGGATACCTTCTCCTTGACCCGCCGTAACGAGTGGGAGATTTTGCCATCGAGTCCAATAGATAGTTGACCCGTTTTCTCCTTTAGGGATCTGTCGGTTCATCTGTCCTAATTGCTGATGGACTAAGTTAGCTTCTGCGACACGCAAGAAAAGCTCGTCATAATAACGATTTTTAATTGCCGCTGTCACATTTCCACTAACTGTTGCTGCTGAAATTGTATTAGCCATGTATATTCACCTCACTTTCGTCTAGACTAGATTTAGTCCCACGCCCCTTGTTCTTTAAGATAACGCTCCATTTCGCTAGCACTTTTAAATTCTGGTGTGGTCTCACCTTTACGGTTCGTTGAAGCGCCACCTGTAGTTTCCACGTAAGACGATTGTCTCTCCGTCTCACCTGAAACTACGTCAGCTTTGACACGCTCAGCGTATCGCTTTTGTAGATCATCTGTATATTTCTTCGCTGCCTGTGCATAGGTCATAGGCGACCCTTTACTTTGTGCTGATTGGCGTATGCCAGCAACCGCACCGATAAATGCATCATCTTGCTCAGGATATAGAGACTTAAACTCTGCGATCTGCCGAGATTCTTCATTCTGGGAAGCCATTTGCTGAGCAGCTTGTTGCGCCGATGATATGGATTGAGCGCGCACAAATTGTGCATACTCTTTACCGTCAGTCGGATAACCGAGTGCCGAATCATACGACGCGAACTGCTTTTGCAAAAGCTCCTCTTGTGAAGGCCTCGCTGGTTGGACATTAAACACATTTTGAGCTAATTGCTGAAAATATGCGGCCTGCGCCTCTGCCGTTTTCGCTCGCTGGTCAAGGGCTTGTATCCTTTCCTGCGCTCGACGCGACTCGGGCTGTTCCTGCTGCCGTTCGCCAAGATTCTCGGTTGCATCCTGTGTTTCTTGTTTCACAGTTGGTTGCGGTTGAGATTCCTGCGCGGAGGACTCTTCGTTGACGGTCGGCTCAACTGGCTGTCTCTCTGTCTCCACATTTGTTACGACCTCGTTTGGTTTATTTTCTCCAGGAGTTAATCCTGGTCCTGTTTGACTCATATATTCACCTCACTTCCTAGTTATAACGTAACCATCGAATCTTTAGATTAAGGTTAGACTAACCTGCTGTATAAGTAGTCGGGTCTGTATATCCCCACTACTTATATAACCTTGACACCATCTTTTGTATAAATGTGTCCATCAATCAAGTCTGCACTATGCGGGTAGAAATGTCCACCCTTACCGCAGATACAAGAAACAATCCTGTCACCTGGATGCTTTAACTCAAAGTTATGTTCATGGTTTGGGTCTTTCGTACTCTTGACATGAAAGTACTGTGACCCGTCAGACTGCACACCGTTCGTGTTCAAATCTTCTAGTTCCCCGTCTATATTAACTTTGATTTGGTTGTTGTCCTGTTGATTGTTGTTCATCATATTGTTTCATTTGTGATTGTTCATTTGCCCAGACTTTTAATTGATCTGGTATACGATTAAGTGACACATAATAGCCTGATAACGCCTCGACAAATTCAGAACGTGTCATATCCTTTTGTGATTCTGTCTTATTATTATATGCAATGGCTGACGCTGCCTGTTTCTGCTCTCTCTCAATCCATTCTCTTAATTCCACAAAAAGAGACGAAGCTAAAAAGCCTTGCGCTTCAATACTTCGTCTTATGATCTTATCTTTTTGCTCTTCAGGTATCGTCATAAAATCCATCAATACGCCGACGGATTTCTTCCACCACCCATAGGTGGCATTGGCATTTGTCCTTGTGGTTGTTGCATACCCATTTGACCGGGTTGCTGTTGCATTTGCTGCATACGTGCTAAGGCTTGTAACTCAGCAACCTTTTTCGCAACTGCTGCTTTGTTTGGTTTACCTGTCTTTTTATGTACTTTCTTCTTAGCCATATTATTTTTTAAGTCCTCGTTTTTTATCTAACGCCTTATCTTTCTTAGAGTTCTCTTTGATACCATGCTTCTTATCATATGCATCGTCTTTTTTCTCTGTCCATTTCTTGTTCATTGTTTTCATATATTAGTATGCACTCGGATGTTTACCGTGATAATTCTTTTGTCCTGGTGCTGCATGTTTACTTCTTGCTATTTCACCTATAACTGCACCTGGTACGCCTTTTGCTTTTAACTGAGCTGCTCGTCCGCCATGACCTAGTTTATTAGACTTTCCTTTAAATGATCCAGACTTCTTGGTACTTGCCATAGTTAGCTTTTGCTTGTTCCACCTAGGGAACCCTGTTTCACTGTTGTATATGCTTTATTAGGAATAATGACCTGTTGTCCTGTGGTTGTCACATCTGTACCGCCTGTTCCTTTTGACCAACTGACAGAAACCTTTTGACTATTGAGTGAGGGATTAGTTGGAGAAGATGATGCAGCGTTACTGATCTTTGCATTTCGTGCTGCTGCTGCTTTGCGTTGCTGTGCGAAGTTCATATCTATCTAAACTATAAAGTAGTGTAATGGGGTTTGTCAAGAGTTCAACCCATCCCTAGAAGAGATAGACGAGGAATGAATGAAGATGTAGTAAATGGATATTGCAATCCTGCACCGCTATTGTAAAGAGTAGTTACTTCAGTAGAAGTTAATGCTCTTGACCAGATACCAACTTCATCTATAGTACCTAAGAAGTTCTCCCCTCCACCTGGTAGCATCCCTATTTCTACAGCAGTTGTATTGGTAGTAATTGTTCCAGTTCTACTTGTACTTCCTATTGATGAACCATTTACATAAATATATTGTGTAGTTCCGTCCCAAGTCGCAACAATATGATACCAAGTGTTTATTACCAGAGAAGCATTAAGAGTAGGATAAGTACTATTCCCAATTACTCGCCATGAGATATTTGTACCATCAGTAGTTAGTTCAAATGGTATGCTGGTTGTACCCCAAGCCGATCTTTTTGAAATAATATCTCTATTTCCTGCTAAATCACTTTTATATATCCAACAAGAGATGCTTACTGCTGTAGTAAAGTCTAAAGAAGGACTGTCTGGAATAGTTACATGATTAAGATTACCATCAATGTACCCACCACTATTTATTTTCCCCGTAGTCCATTGCCCACTAGGAGAACCATCCCATGTTCCAGTATTGCTTCCTACACTATCTCCTACAGTTGTACCTGTATTTTCATCGAATTTATAATAAGAGACTAAATTAGTAAGCAATGACATAGTTATTTCCTCTTACCACATTCTATACAAAATGCTTGTTTAGAAGAATACTCTCCAATCTCTCCACCACAAGAGTTACATCTAGATTGGAATAACCAGAGAAGCTTCTTGAATAGTGCCATATATTAAGCGGGTAAATTAGACCATGTAGTACCGTCCCAATATGCCCCTGTATATGACTTGCTTGGTACTGAATTTGTCAAGGCTGCTAATTCATTTGCATATACACCTTGTATAAATGCTCCAAGTTGTACCTGGGTTACTCCTGGTATAACATGCTCATTGTGCACTTTCTCAACGACTGAGCCATTTTGTAATGCGGTAAGTTCTGTTGGCGTTATACCCCATGAGCATATACTTGCATCATAATTAGGTATAGCACTTTTAAAACCTGAATTAGCATATTGAAGCTGCAATGTTTGTGGTACTGCTAACCAACAGACAAAGTTTAAGCTTGTTCCATTACCTGTTGTGTTTGCTTGATATACAATAACTTGTCTCATATTATTTCACCCCCTAAACTTCTACATATGTAAACGTCCCTCCAACTGCAATTGACGCTGACAGGTTAATATCTAATGCCTCACCTGATATAGATTGAAACCAACCAAGTGGATTATATGGCAATACAAAGCCCGTATTTGCAACAAGATAAAATAACCCTGTTATATCAGTTGGTGTGACATGTGATTGGAATTTGACATTGACTGTACCGTTGGCAACTAAGGCTAAGGATAATACGCGAAGTTTTTTAGAACTAACAAGAGCCAGAAGATTAGTAACACCAGAAGATGAGGCTGTAATAGTCGCAAATTTAGGTGTTAAAGCTGTCGTGCCGTTATAGATTGTACTTGTCTCATCAGATGCCGAAACCTGAAATGGTGTATTGTCTGAGGCAACTGTAACACGTTGTGAGCCTGTACCCGTGACACCATTTCCCATAAGCGCTGTGACACCATTGACTTGCGCGACATTTACACTCTGATTAGCGGTTAATTTCCCTATATCTACACCAGAATTTGCTTGTAGTGTCGCTTGCGTTGCGAATGTTCCCGCGTTGGTTACTGCATGAGAGGGAACTGAGGCCAAAGAGACTGGCTGTGTTGTTTGCCAGAATGTACCCGATACAGGCTGGGTAGCACCTGAACCGTCAACGAGTAGAGGTGTCATTGATGTTTTACCTTGCACTGTTAGCACATCAGATGATGCGCTTCCAGCCGTTCCTAGAGCCGGTTGTTTAGCAGCAGTAGCGAAGCCTGTAATAGCTGCTGGTGGCGTGAGTGTGGTTACTTGCGCTGCTGTTAAGACAATTGGCATAGATGCTGCTTCTAATGCCTGGCCTTGTGCTGGTATATTTGTCGCAATGGTACTTAACGAAGTGTTAGCTGTTGTTTGATTTGCACTGGTTGCTGCTCCGCTTGGTAAATCAGGTGTTACTAATAGTTTTGTCATAGAAGCTACGCCCTGAATAGTAAGAACATCCGAAGACGCTGATCCTGCTGTCCCTAATGCTGGTTGTTTTGCTGCTGTTGATGCGCCACTTGGTAAGTCTGGCGTGACAAGGAGTTTATTTGTATTTGATCCTGAAGCTGTTAAGTCAACTGCTAAGCCTTTAGTAGCATCAACTGGTGCGACGTTTGCGTCAGTTGCTTTATCTCCAATAACGATAGTTTGACGAATATTGCCAGTGCCACTGGTTGCAAATCCGTCTATATTTGTTCCTGAACCTGCTGTTACTGGTACGTCTGTTTGTGCCATATTATGATAATGTTGCTCTCACTATTGCGCCGCCTAATGTTTTATAACTCAATTGGTATGTTCCGTTCGTTGGTTCTGTATATGTTAGCATTAATAATAACCCAATTGGATTACCCACATGCGTTCCTCCTGTTTTTAATACCCACGCATCTTGCAAGGAAGGGTGCGAGGGATCAGATTCTACCTCTGGTATCGTATCCTTCAACCGCAATTTATTTAAAATTGGATCAAATTTTACTGCCATATAAATATCGTATCATACTAATTAACTATATGTATAGGATGCATAATTACTCGCGATATTTGTATAATTCGCATTACCATTTGCGTATGTCACATTATCATTCGCATCAACTCGAATGATACGCCATAATGCACTACTTATTGCTGTACCAGGAGAAGCGAAAGAATAATAATCATATGTACTATCATTTGTATGTACTACTTTTAAGTTATCTGCGTTGGTACGTTGTAAGTTCTGTCCATCATAACCGACAATTTCAACGGTATTCTGATTAAATACTGTGTCATAAGAGTTATTACCCATCTCCTGTACTGACTTCTGAATAGGATTGTTTGTATTCGTTGCACTCATATAATCAGTTTACCAATAGACTTTAAGACAAGATTATCCATATCTCTTTTCGTTCGTAATCCTTTAAGTTTAGATCGTAATGTTTTTTGTATATCCTCTAATCCATCGAGCTTTAACATATTCTGTGCATATGAAGCTAATTGATGGATCTGTTGACCTATTGGCGTATCGCCTAGATCTAATTCATTAATCAATCCCATCATTGTCTGATCGTAACTAGCAGTATTCTTGACCAGATGCTTACTTGATAGCTCCATATCTATAAACTTATCTATGCTTTCCAGTTCCTTTTGTGTCTCTCCTGGTAGATATGAGAATGGTGTACCCGTTTTGAGGAGCGCGTGTGCATACGGTTCGCTGTGATCTGCTTTATACTCCTCCAGAAGTGGGTTACTCGTCTTTGCAGTGACACCACTAGCAATCGCCTCTGGCGCTTTTGGGACATCCACAATAGTGGGTGATGCTTGTGGGAACTCTGCTGGTAGTGATTTGAAAACAACATCAGACACTATTTAGCACCTCCCATACCAGCAATGGGTGGCATATCCGGTAGTTGCGGAGCGTCTAATTGATTTTGTTTTATCATATCCATAGCCTTTTGATGCTTCTGTGCATCACGTTGTTCTGCAAAGTTCTCGGTTCGTGTCTGCATATCCGCTTGTATACCTAGATCTTGTAACCATTGCTTCTGCTCATTAAGGGTAAGGTCTGTAAACTTTGTCGCAACTGTTCCTGGCATCTTTGGTGCTGGTTGTCCTGGTGCTTGGCCGCCTTGTGGTGGTTGAATACCGCCTTGTGCAGTCTGCTGCATCAAATTACCTGCTGTCTGTGGTGCTTGTCCTGGTTGACCGGGTGTTTGTGGTTGTCCATTTTGTCCTAAGATACCCTGTTGTGTTGAACCTTTTGTTCCTGTCATAAACTTATCAGCGTTTTTGATACCAAACTTATTAAACATCTCTTGTTCAACTGCTTGCCAATCGGTAATAGCACTCATTGCAGGATTAGCTTGTATCATGCCGATCATTTGCGTGAACTGTGCTCGCATCAATGCTTGATTAGGTGCTTGTGTACTGCCTGTTTCAACCTGTACATCGTAGTCATTACGAATGTCTTCTGGCATGACAAGCGGAAACTCATGCTTCCCATTATCACCAACAACACGAATGACTTGTGGTAATTTAATAAACTGTCCGTCTAGTCCATGCCATTGATAGCCTAACTCTTTAATCACCTGCTCTTCAAGGACAGTGACCGCTTCCATAACCCGTGTACTCATTTGTTCCTCAATCATATTTGCACCGGCTGCTGTCTTATTCTGTGCTGTCTGTGCGTTCGCTCCCGATGAATAGTAATCAGAAAGACCAGTGGTCAACTGTACTTGTTCTGACAGATAGTTTAATGAGCCGTCTATATTTCCTGTCACATCGCCAAGCGGAAGGGGCTTGATATATTCAGGATGTGCCCTGATGACTCCGCCTGGTCTCCATGCTAATTGCCAATCCTCCACGTTTGCTGCTGGATCGACGACAATCATAGCGTTAAGTTCTATAACCTGATTATCAAACTTCTGTGAGACAAACTCATTAGTATAGAACTGGATACGTTCTATATGATGCGTTAAGGCAATGCCGTACATCTCAAAGTTACGAGGGAATGGGGTAAATGCAATAAATGGTTTCTTGCCGTGCCAATATGGATAGGGAACATCACGAATCACAACATTTCGTCCTGCAACAGTGACAACTCGTGGTTCTAATTCTTGGTCTTTGGTTGGTTTCCCGTTCTTATCAAGTTTAGGGAACATACCCCAACACTCAAGTAGTTCATATTTATTTGTCGTTTTATCATAGACAACCTGTTGACCATTACCCAAAGCAGTCTTACGTCGATACTTAAAATCATTCTCACTTGAAGCGAGTATGTCTCCTGCCATATCTTCAAGTACGGAAAGATTCTTATATATCTCATTACCTTTTGCTGCATTGATCTCTTGTAACTCTGTTAATGTTCGACGCGTTCGATGAATAATCCATTGTGCTTGTTGGACTCCTGTTGATTCAGGATCAAAGAAAATGTCATATGGATCACAGAATTCAAATGATGGTCCATCAAAAAAGCGTTTGTTCTTTGTCTCGACTTCACCATCTTTGTTATATCCCTTAATCTGTCTTGTCTGTGAAACCCACGGTATTTTGGCAAATGCAGTACCGACAATCAACGCATCTTTCACAAAACGAAGCATCTCTAAATACATACCACCGTCTTTTAATCTAGCTACCTGTTCCCATTGCCAGTCAAAGAGTGCTTGCATGTTCTGTGCTTTATCTACTGTATCGGGTCGACGAGCCATATAGTTGACTGTTGGTTTATTGGCTAAGATACGAGGAAGAAAACGCTCAACAACCGAGAAGACAATTGGAATAAATATCTTTGTCTGCCAGATACTCTTCTGTTCATTCACATAACTTTCGTACATTTTGTAATAACGATCAAAGTCTGTGAAATACGGCCATTGATTTGTATGTGCTATGTCAAAGCGACTCGTGACTAATTGTAGTCTTTGACTCTCTTCAGGTGTCGGTTGATACGAGGCTGATGCATCGTCTTTCCCTGAAAGCATTTGTGTCGTGACAGAAGTTGCTTGCATATATAATATAGTAGTGAAGAATAAACGCTATGTCAATTGATCTTAATTGACTGTGTCATCTGTATATTCACGATCTTTCCATTACCTATAAGCGTGACTACCTGTCCATATCCGTGTTGACGTATAGCCGATATAGCCTTATATACCTCATACGCATCAGGGTCAGCTTGCGCGAGTAGCTCAATCAGTTCTGCTGGTGTTAAATCAGTACTTTTCTCTTCAGTCATATTATCTATAAGCATCCATGCTTGAAATTCCCCATTGTCTATGCTGTGAGTCGTACGGTAATCCACCTGCCGATTTTACCTCATTTGTTCGTAATGATTCCATACCGTATCTACCAGCGTCTAGTGCATGATTGAGAAAGTCTTGTGGTTCGTTGATGATTCTTCCTTCCTTATCAGTGAGCCATAGATAGTTTCTGTATTCTTTCCAAATGTTGAGACTGCGTTTTGTTACATAAATCGTTTGATCTTGCACGTACTGTATGCCTTGGTTCAAGCTACCTTTGCCTTTTTGAGAAGGTAAGATACTTATGCTATATTGCATAATTTCATCAATACTTTTAGGCTCTGCTGAGTCTGCTATGACTAATGCACGATCGTATTGACCCAACGCATCGGCTAAGTCTTTATTCGATAGTCCCTTGCGATACACTATCTCATCCCAGATAAAACTATTGTTCCATACGTATATTGCAACTATCGCTGAGGGGTCATTCGTATAACCAAAGTCTAAACCGTAGCGTTTGAGTCTTGCCTCTGGTGGTATCTCATCAAGTGATTGCCAACCTTTATATATCTTGCCTTCAACTTCGCCTAGTTGTCCCTCGCCGTATACTTTCCACCAATTAGTATTGTGCTTACGTGACTCAATAGAGTCTATAATGGATTGTTCAAGTGCTTCATTGTCTTTGTATGTAAGTGTTATTTGATCTACCTCTCGATTTGGTATTACCTCTGTATACATCCAGTATTCATGGGTTGGGTTACTATCAACAAAAATAAAATCTCTTGTACGAATCTCGAATTGCGTAAAGACCTCATAACTTATATTGTTGCCTTCATTCACATAACCAATATCTCGACGAGGGCCACGAACCTTACCTGGATTATCAGCACTAAAAAACTCTATAATAGTTCCAGTCTCAAATGTATATATGTAATCTGATCTGCTCCAGTGGTCATCTTTATAATATTTATGGTCAGACATAATGTTCAAGAAGTCTCTAATAACTCCACGTTTCAGAAATGGAACACTTTCACCTAAGATACTAATAACAAGATTCTCTCTTGTCTGGGCAATATCTATAAGGATTAAGAGGATACTAATAGTCTTAGAACTTGATGTCCCACCATTAACGAATCGTATACGTTTCTTTAATGCAAGTATCTTTTTAGTAGCTGTAGTTTCTCTATACATATTCTTCTAAATATTTAATGGCTTGGCGTAAACTATCTAAATTATCTTTCAAATGTCCTAATGCTTGATTACAACTTCTACATAATAAGCCTCTTATTTTACCTGTTATATGATTATGGTCTACGGCTAAACTATGAGTAATTCCTTTCATCGTAAAAGTCTCTTTCTGTTTACAGATTGCACAAACACCATTTTGTTGTTTAAACATTATGACATAATCATCTATTGTAATACCGAACTTCCTTTTAAATTCGTAATTTCTTCTTTGTTTTTGTGGTTCAATACCTGATCGGTACTTTTTTCTCCAGTCTTTATAGGATTGCGTATGTCGGAATTTGCGAGCAGAAAGACGAGCATTTTCTTTAAATTTAGGAGTTAGTCTTAATAATCTTATATGTTCTTTATATTCTGGAGTTGATTGCCTGATTATATCATAAACTCTTCTTTTCTCTTTAGCTTCTGGGGTAGACTGGCGAAGTCTATGTCTTGCGTACCGTTCTTCTTTACTTAGAGGCATGGTGGCATCATATCACATTCTACTCATCTTTAGTAGTACCACCTAGTATCGGTGCTGGTAAATCCTTATTGTTTGTTGTATTGTCGTGTCTTAATTTCCAGTGCGTCATATTCTGTGTAATAAATTCCCACGTTCTTGGAACAAAGCCATCAACCTTCCCAGACATTCCAACATATCCAAGGTTTACTAACTTACGAATTCCGTGCCTAATTGCTGCCTCAATCCTTTCGGTGTCAAATTCCACTGGAAAATCTCGCATATATCGCTCGACTGTTTGCCAGTCTGCTATATCTAAATACTCTTTTGGTAAGCCTTGTTCTAACTCTTTACATAATAGATCACATGCTATCAAACGCTCTTCTGGTGTTTTCCACTTCATTCGTTTATTATTACCAACTGGTCCGCCTTCAGGACGCTTCGGACACTTACATGACAAACCGTCTAGTTTTCTATTCGTATGACAGACACAAATATCACGACAATAGGTACATTTATACTTATCCACATTGTTATCCACATTGATACTTTTAGCTTCTGTTTGCGCTATAGGATTACTCAATGCGCTTTCGCCTTCTACTATAGGTACTATTATTTCTTCACTCATAATTTTCCTTCCCTGGTGTAAAATGATGTTGACAATTAGGACAGATCACGCCTTTTTTCGATCCACCGTCTGATATTCCTGGTTTATCTTCACTATCTGCACCGAGTCCTGGAATATCTGCCCAACTATCTACTTTCGCCCAATCAATACCATAATCTACTAAGAATGATGTAAACTCGCCTGGATTTATATCAGCGAATTTTGTTTCTGAACCGATAATGTCTACTGCTGCATCTTCTTTAGAGTCTGCGAAGACATAATTGGTGGGGAATCTCTCAGGTACTTTAATACCTTCATCTCGCATTCTTTTAAGTATTGGGTTTCGCTGGTGGCCATCGACCACCCATTTCACACCGTCTGGAGCTATCCATGTTGTAAAAGGGAACTTAAAGCCACGTCTA